TAGGCTATTACGATAACCTAGAGGATGCTGCGAGAGTGCGAAAGCAGGCAGAGCTTGAGAACGGATTCCACGAAAACCACGGAACGGCTTAGAAGAGCGACCCGAGCAAGCCCGCTCCGGTTGCACCGTACCCTAATGCACTCAAGAAGGGATTTTGTCCGGGCTGGGATGTCGTTTGCGAACCTCCCAATTGGCCGGCGCCGGATGCTATGGCATTCAGCCTCGACAAATTCTCCCATGGTTTCTGTTGTTGATCATTGAAGATCCTCAACTTATCATTCATTTGCCGAGTGGCAAGGTCTTCCTGCATCGCGCCGACCTGCATAAGGCTCTGCGCTGGCGCCTGTAGGCCCTGGTAGGCTGTTCCGATGTTTCCAACGCCCGTCTGTCCCATATTGAACAGGTTCGAATTGGCTGCATCCTTGCGGTTTTGCCAATTCTGGTATTCTCCAGAAACGGCTCTGTTTGTCAGATCACCGATAGTATTGGCGAGCGTCTGCTGATGGATGCCGGAACCATAACGACCGGCGCCAGATGCGGAAGCGTTGACGGAATTGCTGGCTGCGTCCTGCTGCGCCTTCAAGACCTGCTGGAATGCCGGGTTTGAATCGAGGTTAAACGAGCTATTGGCAACGTTCTGCGTGTTCTTGAGCGCGTCCTGCTGGGCGTTGTTATAGCCGCCGGAATTAATGATGCCCTGATATTGGTTCGACAGGCCATTGCCGCCGCTATTGGCATTTGCAGCGTCGGTAATGACGCCCTGGCCCTGAACCGTCTTCTGGTCCCATGGAATGACGGTAGAATCCGTAAAGACGCCTGCACCTGTCCCATTCTTGTAGAGCTTCTGGGCATCCGTCAGCGCCGTGTTCAAGGCTGGCTGCGCGCCTGACCATGGGGCATTGCTTGCCGTCGTGGTGGTTTTGTTGCTGCCCGTCATAGTTGGACCTCGTAAGTTACCCGGAGCTTTTTCGCCGTTGGGAAGATGCGCGCCCAGCCGTCTCGGCCTTCCGCAATGAAACTCGTTGCCCCGCCGTCCTTCGCCATCTGGGCGATGAAATCCTTGGCTGCGGGCAACCACTCGTCCATGTCGTCGCCAACGATCGCCAAGCAGCGCATAACCTGCCTATCCGTCCATTTCTGGAATTGCATGATGAGGATGGCTTTGAATGCCTCGTCATCGAAAGCCACGACGAGAAAGGCGTTTCCCGAGCGGCACATCTGCCAGAGATCGCCGGCCGACAGATCGCCCCCGGTTCTCATGCAGGCCGCGTGCAGCCGCTCAGCGAAGACAGGGAAAACCTTGTCAACTTCGGCGCTATTCGCCAGACCTATCCTCATCCCTGCGTGCTTGCCACTTCAACGACGACGGCGGTCGCATAGAGCGCGTTTGCCGAGGTGGCGGTAATGTCGAGAGACCAGCCGTTCGGTATCGGGATTTCCTGTTGGGTGATGAACACTGAATCGTTCGCGGGGACAGATTTCAGGTGATATTGTTCGACTGTCGCGCCGTTGTTGTCGGTCATGGAAAGCGTGAATGTGACCGCGCCTGCGGTATGATTGCAGACGATCATGCTGTTGAAGACAGCCCGGAGCTTTGTCGAGCTGGTATAAATATTGGTCTTTGTCGTCGTTGACAGGTTGAGAATGATTGGCTTTGGGTTGCCAACCTGCGGGATATTGATGCTCATAACTGTCCACTCCCTACCCCGACAGCATCGACAGCGGAAAGCGTGCTCCAATCCGTTCCAGCGGTGATTGTCGCCCTGAATTTATGGAGCAGCCCATCTGTGCGAACATTGGCAACGAATGATCTTGGGTTTGGTGTCTGCTCGCTTCCCCAGTTTGGTGTGTCTGCATGCGAATCCAGATAGGCGCAGTTGATCGTATACCCGTTCAATGGGGCGTCAGAAATCAATCGAACCGGATCGACAAAGGTTCTTGATCCCGGCGACAATTCAACACACCCGGTTTCTACGACGGCTCGCTGCGGCAGACCTGCGAAAAAGCCGAAACGGAATGACGCATCAAACCCTGCGAAAGATGGCCGGGAGCCGCCCCATGCGGCGCTGTCGAGAGAAAACGGCAGTGCATCCAGGCTTGACGATACCGCGTCCAGATCCTCAAGCGTGTAGCCAGAGGTCGCGAATATCCCAAGGCCGGTCACGAGCGTATCGCTCTGGAACCAGCGGTCGAGCTGCCAGGAATAACCGACGATATAGCCGTTGCCTCCAGCATCGACGTAGCGCCACAGCACAATCTTTCGGAATGGATCAGCAACGCCTTTCAGCCGCTCAAGAGTGCCATCGGCCGCAACAGTCTGTATCCATCGGTCAACACGCTCAGCACCGATAGGCGTCCCGGAAAGGCCCCGGTAAAAGCCGGTATCGGAATAATAGACGAAGTCACCTTTACCGATTTCGACCAGCGAAAGAGGAGCGGTACAGCCATTCCCTTCCATGAATGGCGAGAAGGTGAAGACAAAGCCGGAATCAGGCGAATATGTCATCGTCCTGAAACCGCCACGGAAGGCAAGAACCGCGCCTGCCCCGTTGATCGAGACGGCCATAAGCTCTTCGCCATCAGGGAACGAATTGATGTCGGACAGTTCTTCGCCCGGAATCCATTGCTCCGAATTGTTTATCCCAGACCATTGAATGGCGCTAGGATCGGTCGGATGATAGAACAGGGCAACGAAATCCCCGATTACCTTGACGAAGCGAGCGGCCGGCGGTGAGCCTGGCAACGGAGCAAAGACGGTCGAAACGCCAACATCATAATATTGCGGCCCATCATTGAGGTTCGTCGCGATGATGCGCGCGCCATAAAGATCGAAAGACCATTCATCGAAATCAGGAACGGCATATGTGCCGGTTGATATATCCGTCAGCGTTCCGTCATTGTTGACCTTATAAAGCGCCGTTTCCGTTCCGACGATCGCGATCTGCACGCCGGCTGCAGTTCGCGCCGTGATCGACCCCCTCGGGGCAGAGGAAAGCGCACTTGACTGAGGGGTGAGTGAGGCCATTGGCCCCCAACCGTCAGCAATAGGCACGACGTTAACGGATACATCCGTTGCGTTGGTGTTGTAGCTGGCTTTGTCTGGTTCGAACGGAGGAAAATTCAGGTTCATGGGGTGAGAATCCGCATGCGCGTGCCTGTCCGGGCATAATTCGCCATCAGTTCTTCCGTCATCAGCCCGTCAATCATTGACGTGATGAGTGCAGCCGAGCGCTGGAAAAGATTGTCGTCCTTCACATACATTGCCAATTGAAGCAGGCTTGCATGCAGGTAGATGTTCGGAAACTTGGCAAGGAGCCAGTTTGAGGTGTTCGAGCCCGAAAGATCCGGGATCTTCTGGTAATAGGACAGAAGCACGTCCGAACCCGAGATTGGATAGACGTTGAGGCTGTTGCCGACGATCGTGAACGAGGTCGAAAGCCCTGCTGCGCCATCTGCGAACTGCACATTGGCGAAGTCTGGCGCTACATATTCGAGATCGCGGATGAACGAGGCATTAGAGACGACAGACCGGAATTGCAGATAATCCGCCGGCAAGGTCACAACGCCATTCGTTGGCGTCAATGTCGCGCTGGTCAGCATCTCGCGGGTGCGAAGCGGAACCATCTGCTGCTGCCCATGATTGAACATGGCGGTTGCCATATCGATCAAGGACGGAACCGCAGCAACGGTCGCCGTGTCCGAGCGAGCAGCCCAATCCGAGACAGCCGTTTGCAGCGCCGCATAATCCATCAGATTCTACCTTTGAAGGTTCGGTATGGCAGCGCGTGTTCTGAGTTCAGCCACCATTTGATGTGATCGCGGTCGCCTTCCTTCAGCTTTTCCACGATCTGATGCTGCGAGCTGTAGAGGACGTTCAGAGGGATGCGTCCGACCACCTGGCCGTCGCCCCATCGTTTCCCGTCGCTGTCGTTGAATGAGCGCTTGTTTTCCTCGACAAGACGCTCATCCCCCAGATACTCAGTCTTCATGACCGAGCGCCCGTCATCGAGTTGGGCAATCCAGCGGCGCATGTGATCGGTCACTTCGTAAAGCTTCCAATCGAGATTGTCGGCGCCGCGCAGATCAAGCGATCGGGTCATTGCGGTCCGCAATCTTCTTGGAAACGACCGTCTGCGCTTCCGCGACAGGCAGGGCGATGATAGTGCCGGCCAAAACCTTCAACTCTTCTTCCGCTGTCGGGTCGCGGAATGGTTCTTCAGCGTCGGCATCAGCCTTGACCTTGAACTTGCCGGCCGGCCGATAATTCTTCGTCAGGGTGACGGGAAACAGCTTCTTGGCTTCCTTCTCTGCCTTGGCAGCAGCGGCGATTTCTTCGGCCTTCTCTTGGTCAGCCTTGAGCTTTTCAGCGGCGGCGCGTTCAGCATCCAACCGATCACGTTCGGCCTTTTCGGCGCGAAGTGCTGCAAGCTCTGCCTTCGTGTCGTCGGCTTCGTTCTTCGCCTCGGGACCGGCAAGAGCCTTGTCGATCTCCTGCTGCAGGCGCTCTTCGGACCAGCGGCCATCGACTTTGATGCCGAGTTCTTCGGCCTGCTTTTCTAGGTCTGTCATGTTTCACTCCATGATGAGGAAAGGGCGACCCGAAAGCCGCCCTCGTTGAGGTTAGACAGCGGCGGAGAAAGGTGTAACTTCCGTGCCGGTTGCGGAGCCCTTGACCTGGACTGCCCAGATGTTGGCCGAGACATCCTTCAGGATGACGATATCGCCCTTGATGCCGCCCTTGGTGGAGCCGTTCATGGTGATAGTGTCATCGGTCGCTGCCGTTTCGAAGATAACCGCCGTGTCGCCGCCATCCTGCGCATTCAGAGCCGTTCCCGCCATGATGTCGGAAGCATTGGCAACCTGGATGATGAGGTTGTTGGAGGTAACGGTCGTGCCAACGAAGAATTCGAAGACAGAGCCGTAACCGGCGGCTGCCGGCAGGGTAATGACGGTTCCGGCGGCACGATTGACGGTGAGAACCGTGCCGCTGTGTGCTTCTGCCGTCAGCGTGTAGGTGGCGGCAGTGAGGTTGATGGGCTGCATACGATCCATGGTGCTGACTCCTTAGCTGGACGAAGTCATGCCATAGATGTCAGCGACGACACCGTGGGCAGCTTCATTGTTGACGATCAGCGAATACTCAACGAGCAGGACTTTCTTTTCCTGGTCGCCGGTCTTTGCTGGGTCTTCGCGGTGGATATCGCGGAGAGTACCGAGTTTCGCCATCGACGGATCGATGAGATAGGCGTTGCGGGCGATGGTGGCGCCTGCGCGTGCCATCTGACGGTTCGGAACAACCATGAGCGTACCGAAGTCCGACAGATAGGCGTCGGCTGCAGCTACGATCGTTGTCTGGCTGTTCTTCGGAGTTTCGAAGCGCTGAGGCGCAACGTTGGCATCGCTCATGAAGGTGGAGAACACCGTCTTGGCGTAGGGCGACAACATCAGCGTTGTCGGATTGCCGCCGGAGACGTAGGTGGCCGAGATCGTGGTATCCAGCAGAGCCTTGGTAAAGGCGCGCTGAGTGCCGTTGGTCGCAGCATCGACAATGCCCGTCGTGGTATTGAAGCCACCCGAAGCGCCAGAGCCGCCGAGGCTGTCATTGCTCGAAAGCCAAGCGCGAAGAGCGCCGAGCTTGCGGTTTGCAGCGGCATTACCAGCGCCAGCCGAAGAAGCCTGGTTGGAAATCAGAATGACTTCCATGTCAGTCTTCAGTTCCTGGCCCTTCTTGGCGATTTCGCGGGCCATTTCAGACTTGCGGCCGGCCTTGGATACAACTTCCTGCGTACCGGAGATCGAGATGCGCTTGTCAGAGATCTGGCAATAGTTGCCAACGCGGGCAGTCGGCACGACGGGCTGGAAGACCCAATCGTTGCCTTCAGGCTGGTTGTTGGTGACATCCGGGGTGGCGAGAGCGTCCGTCTGCCATTCCGGGTGAACGCCCTCGACCGACTTCTTGCCGATCATCGACAGGAAAGGCGTTTCGTCGGGGGTGATGAGGTAGATCTGATCGGCAAGGGTTTCCCGGTTGCCGACCGCGTCGAAGGTCTCGAACGTGTTTGATGGCTGTGCCATAAGATGGCTCCTTTAGAGAAATTTTTCGATGGCTTGGGCGGCAGAATCAATGCTGCCAGACTTGCGATGCGCCTCGAAACGGCCGATGCGGTCTCTCTCCTGGATGGTCTGCGGAGCCATTCTCTGCTGCTGGACGAGCTTGGGCTTGCTCACGACCTGCTTTTGCACGGTCGCAGCTTTCGCCTTGAGCTTCTGATAGGCGATAGCATCATGAAGGATGCGCATATACCGGTGATCGGCAATCGAGTTCACTTCGTCCGGCTGGACGCCGTAAAGCTTCATGCCGATTTCAGAAATGTCCGTCTTGAACGCTTCTAGCTTGGCCGAATCCTTGAGATGCGGGAGCTTTTGGAAGAGAAGCTGCTGTTGTTCCTTCTGGAACTCGGCATAATCATGCTTCTCGCGTTCTG